TAGTTAATGCGTTTCCGCCTGTAGTGTAATTAGTATTTGAATCTGAAACTTCATTTGCAGTTATATAAATTGATGTAGTTGCATTTAAAGTTGCTGCATTAGTGTATAGTGCACATTTAAGAGTTTGAGCTTCAAGGTTTCCACCAGGCGACATCAAGTCTTGTTTAAATACTGTGCAAATCGCTTGTGTTATTGCCATATTATTGTCCTCCAGTTAATGTGTTTGTACCAACAGGGCTACCCGGAAACTTATAGTCAGTTCTTCTTCTTCTACGAGCTTCATTATTAACAGTGGCAACTCTTGTATTATACAAATTTAAGTATATAGTATAATCTTCCATGTTCTTTGTAAAGAGATTTGCTTCTGCTAAACACCCATATAATAAAACATCTGGAATAGTTTCAGTGTACCAATTAGTAGTGTTAGTATTAGATAAAGGATTAATTTTTCCTTGATATCCTAATTTAAGAGTATAAGCTTGATCTGGAGTAGGTGCTAAATATACACGATCATCATCGAAATTAGCAAAATATTTAGGTTGACCTTGAAGAGCTATATTTGGCCAATATTCTTGGCAATAAGCTAAAGTTTTCATTTCTAAATATGTAACTTGTGAGCCTACAGTTATAGTTAAATAATTAAATAACATAGGTTCGATAGCAGTTGGAAGATTTACAAATCTATCGCCAGCTATTGCTGTAGTAGTTACATTTTCATTAAAGCCTACAGGATCAATATCTCTAGATAATGAAGCAAATGTATTATCTATAAAAGTATCTAGTTGATTATTAAAATCAGTTCCAGTATTTTCTGCCCAAGTTTGTATATCAGTCTTTAGACTGCTGTAAGTCATTGCCATTTTTATTCTCCACTTTTACGTCATCGTCAATCTTAAATTTAGTCCATACGTGTCCTGCAAATGGATAAGTTCCATAATGAGTTAAAGGACTACGAAGATCAACATGTATTTTACCGCCTATCTTTTGCCATAATCTACAAAAAGCATAATCCTCTGATAAATATCTATTACTTTTTTCATCAATAATACAGTCAAAAAATGCGTAACAGTTGTTACTTCCATACTTTTTACCATTAATAATTTGATCGCTAGTATATTTAAGGTTAGGATAAGCTTTAATCATTTTTCTAAATACTTCTTTTTTAATACACATAAATCCAGTTGCTGCATCCATTACTTCTGTAAAACCATTATTAACTTCTATATTATTAGGATCTGAAAAATTAAGATTATAACCTAAAGCTCTTTGTTCTAAATGTTTATCACTTTTTTTTATTAGTTCTGGTATTCTTTCCCAATCAATAGATTTTCTAGGATATACTCCACAAGCTACATCGTAATCTGATAATATCATACGACTAACAGCATCTCCATTAAATCCTATATCAGAATCAATAAACATTAAATGAGTAAATAAATCAGGATTAGAATCATCTGAATCTAAAAACTGACTTACTAAAGTATTTCTAGCTCTAGTAACTAAACTTTCATTTCCCATTGTATTTAAATGTACTCTATAATTATTCTTTGCTGCAGATTGAGTTACACTCATAACTCCATGTAAATATCCTTCAGAAAGTTGACCGCCATAACAAGGTGTTGCGATCATAACACTCAGTGTTTTATTTTTTATCATGTAATAACAACTGTAACATTTCCTAATGTAGTTGTTAACAAATTTGTATTATTTAAATACCATGTTGTAGGAAGAGTTGCAACTCCTACATAAACAGATTGACCAGATGTATTTTGAAAACTTGGTAAAGCAGTAACTTGATTAGGAACACCGCCAGTAGAAGATCCTACTGCACCTCCACCTGTTCTTGCTGCTTGAGTTGCAGATATACTAGCTGATGGTCTTGCATTTTGTAAAGTTTGAGCATCAGTAAAATAAGTTAAATCTAATTGTGGCTGTTTTGGTTCCCATTCGGAAGTATGTACAAACATTCCAGTCCATTCAAATACCATTTCTTGATAAGGAAATTTTAAACCCGATCTATCTGAAATTGCATAAGCATATTTTCCTCCAGAAAATTTTGCAGAAGGTGCTCTATGAGGTCTAGTACTTGCTGGTACTCTAGCCATTATGAATAAAAACTCGTCCCTGTTGCTGGTAAAATTCTAGTTGAAGGAGTATCATCGCCAGCAACTAATCGTTGATATGCTTCTTCATAATCTATTTTTAAAGTCTGTTGTGTAGCTGGTGTTACACCAGTTCTTTTTTTAGAAAGATAATAAGCAAGTCCTGCGCACATACACTCGAAAGCTCTAAATGGTACATCTATATTTTGTTCTACACCACTTACAGTAGAGGCTGTAATATCTTCTATTTTTCGCATTCTATAATAAGTAATAGTATAATTAGTATCAGGAGCTGGATAAATTTTTAAAACAGGTGTACTTAATCTTTGTAAATAATATTGTGTAGGTCTAGCTTGTGTAGTTTTATTTGAAATTGCTGCATAATCATTTAATCCTAATGCAGTCATTGCATATTCAGTTCCATCACTAATTTTAATATTTGCATTAATTATATCTACTGTATCACTAGGTAAAGTGTATTCGATAGTTCCAGTTGTAATAGCTAAAGTTTTATATTCTACTGTCCATTGATTGTAACCACGATTAGCCCAATCGCTAAACATAATATTCATACTACGTCTAGCTGATCTTACATCGTAACCTAAAATAGGATCGCCGCCTATTCTATCATAGGCTTCTTGTATTACATCATTTACTGTTAAAGTAAAAGTTGAAGTTCCTGATAATGCCATGTTTCTCCATTACGCAAAAAATGCTGTAATTCCACCAACATCAGTTAAAGTTGCTTGTAAAGATGTACCAAATCTTACACCGTCACTTGGTAAATTAATAGTAACTGGTCCCGATGATACACTTGCAGCTGTAGGCACTGTAAATTTATTTACACCACCATCTTTAAAAACTACTGTGCCTGCACTAGCTGTTGGTGTAATTATAAAAGCTTTTAATCTAGTAGGTCCACCAAATAATGTTTGTGTACCTCCAGTAGTAGAAGTAAAAGCTACATTAAGATCCGATCCTGCCATTTTTTTCTCCTATATTAAATTTAATTTTCGTAAGTTTTCATATAATAACCCAACTCTATCTGAATTAACAGAAGGTTTTAGGTATTCAGTTATTAACTCTTTTGCTTGAATTGATCCCATGTCTACAGGTTTTACATTAATATTGTCAGAAGCTTTAACATCTAAATTATTTTTAGGTACTTGAAGTTGTTCTCCTCCACTACCACTAAAAGTATCAATAACTTTTTCAATGTTTTTTAATTTTTTTTCTAGTGTATCTTCGCCTTTTTTTTCTTCATCTTTTTTAGTCGTACTTACTTCTAAATCTATTTTTTCATCACTATCTTTATTTGCTTCTTCATTTTTTTTCTTTTCTCTAATATCTATCGCTTTTGTAACTGAATCTTCAGTAGATCGATCATCTTCAATAGTAGTATTAGACATATCTACTATTTCAGTTTCTTTATCTTTACCAAAGTTTTTAAAAGCTTCGCCTATTTCAGATAATTTTTCAAACATAATTTTTTGAGGGCCCGAAGGCCCCCTAGTTTATTATTATAAATCTGCTGCGTCTTGAACACCATTGTTTTGTAAATACAAAACAGTAACTGTTGCTGCGCCAGTTGTACCGTCACCATTAGCACCAGTAAAGTCAGCTAAAATTTGTAAGTCAGTTGTACCTACATTAGTTGCTTCTGTATCTAAAGTACCGTGAGTAGTTGCTAGAGCTTTAACATTAGCTCCATTTATAAATGCATCTGCATCAGCTATTGTTCCTACTGAAACAGTTGCTGCACCAGTATCATTATTTACAGTTGTTACATTAAGTATAACATCAACTATTTGTGAGTTTGCTGGAACTACTGCACATACTTGATTAAGATGTGAAGCTCCAATGATATCAACTTTTACTGATTGGCTCATAGTAACGAAACCAGTATTTTTAATACTTTCGCCTAATTTTGTGCCAGTTGTTTGACTAACCGTTCCCGCTTTTATCGGTCCGGAAAATGTTGTTGTTCCCATATGTCTATCTCCTTTTAATAGTCTGCTTTCGCAGTCGTTTGGGTTATTAAAAATACTAGGCGTATTGCTACGCCTAGTATTAATTAGTTATTATGCTACGCCTTCAGATCCGTATACACCTCTCCAGTCTGTAAAACCGAAGCTGTATCTTTCTCTGACTTTGTATCTTAGATTACCAGTTTCAAAATCGCCTTCAACAGCTTTTTTAATTGGTGATCTAACGAAGTGCTTCATTCCATCTGGACAATCAGTTAATATGAAGTATTGATCTGGATTAGTAAATCTTTGATTGACTACTACTCCTTCAG